ATGCTCTTCATCACTATGACTACAAATCTAAAAACAAGTCTGGTATCTCAAATGGTCAAACAACTATTGTAGAGAATGGTCAATATAAGCGTGTTAACGCTACAACTATTCTGCGTGATCATATTACACGTAAAGAATATGTCTTTACTGATACTGCTGCCCAGCAAACCGGTGTTCTTCTTCAACTTATGAAAGATCGTTATAACGCACGAGTTACTGGGTTCTATATTCTTGGTAGTTCTCATAGAAACGTAGAACGTTTCATTCAGTATAATACTGAAGAAGAACTCATTAAAAAGAATGGTGGTCGTTATCATATGACAATCGAACTTCAGGCTAAACTTCGTAAAGATAAAGCTGCTGTTGTTAAGTATATTCCAGGCCGTGATGAAATGTACTTGATCTTGAGTACAAATAAGATCATTGACGAAGACTTGGAAAATGTAAATTCTGATATGACTGCGACACAAATTTCTAAACAACTTACGAAGATGTTCACTACCCGTAAAACATCTAGGGTTGTGTTGAATAGTTTCATTGGAGTCGTTGCCTGACAAAGGCTTGATGGCTATTTACAATAATTCGTCCATTTGATATAATTATATTATGAAAACTGATCAAACATTCCTCGATACCCTCTTTCAAGAATTTCCTGACACTAAAACGTCTGGACATGTAAATCGTGCACAGATTGCACGTGTCATGGAAGTACTTGATACCTCTAAATGGCCAACATGGCTTATGCAACACAAGGCAGGACGTGGTCTTTACGTACTTCCTGGAAGTAAAGCTGTACATAAAGAAGAACCACAACCAGTGATTGTTAACATGGAAGATACATCTAGTCTTGTCCCTAAAGTAGATTCAAATTACGTCCCCTTTGGAAATCATAAAGACATTGATACTATTATCAAGTCGCGCCAATTCTATCCTGCTTATATTAGTGGACCTACAGGCAATGGTAAGTCTACAACAGTTGAACAGGCCTGCGCTAAAAACAAGCGTCCTCTCATTCGTGTTAACTTGAACATGATGACTGATGAAGATCAACTTATTGGATCTAAAACTCTAGTCGATGGAAACGTGGAAGTTGTAGAAGGTCCAGTTATCATTGCTATGCGTAATGGTATTCCCCTTCTACTCGACGAAATTGATGCAGGTTCGGCAAACACATTGCTATGTTTGCAACCTATCCTTGAAGGAAAGCCATATTACTTCAAGCTTAAAAATGAATTGATCTATCCTGCTCCAGGCTTTACTGTATTTGCCACTGCAAATACTAAAGGTAAAGGCAGTGATGATGGTCGATACATTGGTACTAACGTTCTTAACGAAGCATTCCTAGAACGTTTTGCAATCACGTTTAACCAAGACTACCCAAGTGCTTCTGTTGAACGTAAGATTGTCATGAATCTAATGAAGTCCTTGTCTTGTGAAGATGAAGAATTTGCAGATACCCTTACCAAATGGGCTGATGCAATTCGTAGGACTTTTGCAGATGGTGGTGTGGATGAAACCATTACTACTCGTCGATTGGTACATATTGTACGTGCTTATTCTATCTTTAAAGATAAGAAGAAAGCAGTAGAACTTTGTATTAATCGATTTGATGACATCACTCGAAATGCATTTGCAAATCTTTTTGAGAAGGTGTCTACTCCGGAAGTTCCACAAACTCCTGAAGTTCAAATTGAACAAAAGGATGTTGAAATCCCATTCTAATTGGGGTGTACAATTATTCCGGGTTGTGATATAATTTAACTATCAAGGACTTTTATTATGAACTATTCTGATCTGACAAAAACTCAAAAGCGTTGTATTGATGCTTTCGTTAAACTTCGCCCTGAACTTGCTTCACAGGAAACGATTACTCGTACTGAAATTGAATATATGTTTAAACAGTTGTATGACAACCGTACAACTGGTGGCGAAAAGATTGGTTACCCAATGTGGTTGGTTAAGGGTGAAAAGACTGGTCGTGGTGTTTACAAATTCCCTGCACCAAGTCTTGCCAAAACTGAAGTTAAACCTTCTAAGTCTGTGAAATCTAATTCTATTCCTCAAATCAAAAGTGATGAAGAAGATAAAGAATTTTTTACAGATCTTAAAGAATATGGTATTATGGAAACAGCTTAACAAACAAGCTATACACTTTTAGGCGTAAGCAATTGCGCCTCTTTTTTAACTATGGAGTTATTATGACTAAACTTTCTCGTCTTGAAGCTTATTTGAAATCCGGTTCTACCGCAACCCCACGCCAAATTACTGGTATGTTTGGTTTGCAGAATCCTACCGCAGCAATCCATGCACTACGCAGCAAAGGCGTTTGTGTATATGCAAACGAAGCAACTCTTTCCACTGGTGAGCGTACAGTCAAGTATGCAGTTGGTACTCCAACTAAGAAGATGATTCAGATGGCACATGCGTTGGGTCTCTTTGCGTAATTAAATTGTACTTTAAAGAGGGATCCTAGTATAATATACTTGGGTCCCTTTTTATTTTAACATTATGGCAAGAGAAACAATGGTTACTGCAAAAGATAAAAAGAAAGATGCTGTAGCAGCATCTCAAAATGCTACAACTGGAGGACGTAAGTTTGATGGCAACAAACTTGAATATGGACTTATTCCACCTCTAGCAATGAAAGAAATGGTGAAGGTACTTACCTTCGGCGCACAAAAGTACGAGCGTGATAACTGGAAAAAAGTCCCAGATTCTAAGCGCAGATATTTTGATGCTTTAGAGCGCCATGTTTGGGCATGGAAGATGGGCGAACAACTCGATCCTGAGTCTGGTATTCATCATCTTGCACACGCAATGTGTTGCTTAGCTTTCCTCTACGAACATGACATTGAATATTCTAAAGGCGAATAATGTTTAACTTTTTTAAAAAACCAGAAGTCGTTGTTGAAAAACAAAAATCTACAAGAGAAGAACTGTTAGAGAACGAGATTGATAATCTTAAGCACTACATTGCTTCACTAGAAGATAAAGCAAGAAAGTGTACATTCTCCTTTGATTTTAAAGCAGTGAATGCATTCTCTGTAGAGCGCAATTGGAATAATGGCAAGGTTTGCACTGTCATTGGATACACTGTAGATGAACAAACAATTCATGATGGTGGTAAAATTCTAGATAAGCAAATCGTAAAGGAGTGGTATCTCTATTGCTCTGAAGAACAACATGAAAAGCTCGTAAAAGAATTTAACGAGCACAAGAAAGGAAACTGATGGAACTCTCTAAAGACACACTGTCTCTTATTAAAAACTTTGCAAGCATTAATGGTAGTCTAATGCTTAAAGCTGGAAACAAGCTTGCTACTATTTCTGAAGGCAAGAATGTGATGGCAGAAGTAAGTATCTCTGAAGACCTACCACTTGATTTTGGAATTTACGATCTTAATGAATTTCTAAATGTTGTATCTCTCTTCCAAACTACAAACCTCGAATTCTCGGAAAAGTACGTCATGGTTTCCGACGGCGGATCTAGCAAGATCAAATACTTCGCAGCAGGTGAAGGTGTTGTTAAAGCAGCACCAACAACAATCAAGTTCCCAGGTGCAGATGTTATCTTTACGCTCGAAGCCGCTCAACTGGCTATGATTCAACGAACTTCTTCTGTGCTTAAAGCATCCGATGTTTCTATCGTAGGCGTTGATGGAGCACTAAAGGTTATTGTTTCTGATAAAAAGAATGATACTTCTAATGCGTATGAAGTTACTATCGGTGAAACCGACGAAACATTCAAAGCCAATATTAAAGTTGAAAACTTGAAGATGCTTCCTAACGACTATGAAGTTTCTATTTCCAAGAAAAAGATTTCTAAATTCAAACATACCGCATCCGACCTAACTTACTACGTTGCAATCGAAGCTGACTCGGAGTTCTGATGATAGGAGATGTATTTAAAGGAGTAAGTGAAACTATCGCTTTTGGTTTCATTCTTCTTTGTATCTTCGTTCCACTAGGCTTATGGAAACTAGTGGACATCATCATTTGGTTATATAAACATGTGAGTATTACTATATTATGAGCAAACAATATCTGTGGGTAGAAAAGTATCGTCCTCAAACGATTGACGAATGTATTCTACCAGATTCAATGAAAAAGACTTTCCGTGAGTTTATTAACTCCGGAGAATTGCCAAACTTCTTGTTTTGTGGAGGCGCTGGTGTAGGTAAGACTACAGTTGCTAAAGCTCTCTGCAATGAGATTGGTGCAGAATATCTTTTCATTAACGGTTCTGAGGAATCTGGTATTGATGTTCTTCGTAATAAGATTAAGAATTTTGCATCGTCAGTTTCGCTTACTGATGCAAAGAAAGTAGTTATTCTAGATGAAGCGGATTATCTTAACGCTAATAGTACTCAGCCTGCTCTTCGTGGTTTTATTGAAGAGTTCAGTAATAACTGTAGGTTCATCTTCACCTGTAACTTCAAAAACCGAATCATCGAACCTCTGCATTCTCGCTGTGCAGTGGTCGAATTCAAAATAGAAAATTCTGAAAAGCCAAAGATTGCTGCAGGTTTCTATAGACGTGTTCTTGATATTCTTTCACAAGAAAAGATTGAAGCTGATGGTAAAGTTATCGCCGAAATTATCACTAAATATTTCCCTGATTATCGTCGTGTTCTCAATGAACTCCAACGATATTCTGTCAGTGGTACTATTGATGCTGGCATTCTTGTCAATCTTGGTGATGAGTCTTACGTCGAACTCGTAAAGAATCTTAAAGTAAAGAACTTTACTGAAGTTCGTAAATGGGTTGGTAAGAACAGTGACATTGAATCAACAGAACTATTTCGTAAACTATACGACAAAGCTGTTGACTATCTAGAACTTGGATCTATTCCACAATTGGTTTTGATTCTTGCAGATTATCAATATAAGGCTGCATTTGTTGCAGATCGTGAAATTAATACGATGGCAGCACTTACAGAAATCATGGGTCAACTAAAATTTAAATAAAATGGAAACTACATTATTGTATATCTTTGTTGGTGCTATCTGGTTTTTCATAGGCTGGAAAGCTCGTGAAATTCATGCTATGCGTATGATGAATAAAGTAATCGATCAAGTTACTGAAGATACTGTTGACGAATTTAGAAAGAAAGTTATTGACGTTAAAGTTGAAAGTCATGATGGTCAACTTTTTGTTTATAAAAAAGATGATGGCAGTTATCTAGCACACGGTGATAATAAGACTACACTAGAAGATATTCTTAATGAAAAGTTTCCAGGTAAGTTGTTTAATGCTTCTCCTGAAGATTTAGAAAAGCTTAACGCCCAATGAGTTTTTTTGATTTTTTAAATGCAATCAATGACACTAAGAAAGATCTTTTAAAAGAAGATCCTCTTAGTGAAAAAGATTATGTACCATTCATGGTAAATCGTGGATTGTCTTACTTTCCGGATACAATTTTGTATGCAAATGAAATGAATCAGCATGCAAGTATTCCGAAAGATTGGCAGTTTGACTTTTATCGAATTGGTGTGTCTAAACGTAAACGTTTTTCAAAATGGCATAAACAAGAAAAGATTCAAGAAGATGTTAAGCTTCTGATGAATGAGTATGACTATTCACATCAGAAAGCACTTCAAATTATAGATCTTATTTCTGAAAAGCAAATTCAAGAATTGCGTGATAAGTATAAAACAGGAGGTCGTTAAACGTATAAATACTATAGTCTAATGCTTAATTATGACAATTATTAGAAGAAGGAATGTGAAATGACTGTAGAATTAATTTATTACGATTGGTCACCCGACTCAATGCTTGAAGTGACGTTACCTGAACCAGATAATTTTTTAAAGGTTCGTGAAACTCTCACTCGTATCGGAGTGGCATCAAAAAAAGATAAAACACTATATCAATCTTGCCATATTTTACATAAGCAAGGTAGATATTTTATTGTTCACTTCAAAGAATTGTTTGCGCTCGACGGTAAAGAGGCTAACATTACTTTAGGAGATATTGAACGCAGAAATACTATTGCCGGTCTATTAACAGACTGGGGATTGTTGAAGATCGTTACTCCGGCGAAAGCAGAGAAACGTGTTTCGTTGTCGCAGATTAAGGTGGTATCCTTCAAGGAGAAAGCCGACTGGACTTTAACCGCCAAATATAATATTGGCAAAAAACCAACTAAGTAAATGGAGAAACCATGCTAAAATTTGAATTGACTCTTGACGAAGCTAACCTTATTCTTGCTGCACTGAGCAAGGCACCCTTTGAACAGGTTGCAGGTTTGATCGGCAAACTTCGTGAACAGGCTCAGCCTCAACTTCCAGCTCTTGAAGCAGCACAACGTGCAGCTCAAGAAGCAGCACAGAAGACTATGGAAGAAACGCCACTAGAGCGTAAACTTCCTAATTAATTCCCCTTCGGGATGGGAACAAGGTTGGAGGTAACCTTGTTAAACACCTTCAAGAATTCATCCCACTACCTTGGGAACCGTTTGACGTTCACGGTATAAGGCGTCAACCAGCTGCCTTGGCACTGGCTAAACAAACCAAGGAATATGATACGCCTTATGGGTATCACTTCAAAATTTAACTCGCTTAATAGGAGAAAAGTATGACACAACTTCCATCTATCTTTAGTCAGTTCAAAGATCTTGACAAATTTTTTGTTGGCTTTGACGATCAATTCAATCGCATGCAAAAATTGCATGAGGATTTGACTAAGAATATCCCTAACTACCCACCATATAATATTCGCAAGACTGGTGATAACACCTATACAATTGAAATGGCAGTCGCTGGCTTTGGCCAAAGCGAAATCGACATTGAGATTGATGGTGGTAAACTAATTGTTCGTGGTAATGTTAATACCGAGAACGAAGCAAATGATTATATCTTTAAGGGTATTGCTGCTCGCGCGTTCACACGTTCTTTTGCTATCGATGATCAAATCGAAGTTAAGGATGCTGAAATATTCAATGGTATGCTTAAGATTGCTTTAGAGCGTCTAGTGCCAGAAGAAAAGAAGCCAAAGAAAGTTGCAGTAAAGACTAAAGGACAAAAGTCCTTTTTAACAGAGGGAGAGAAAGATGAAATTGCTTCAAAGCTTTAAACGTTTCATTGAATCTTTTCGTAAATATAAGAAAGGAAAGGTAAAATGAAAGACTTCTGGCAGTGGGTTATGAAAGCTTTTCAACCTCAAATTCAAGACGAGATAGAAGATTATCTATCTCAAGCAGTTGATATCCGAGATCTTGAAGAACGCATGAAGCGTATCATGTATCGAGGAATGCCTATTTAACAGGAGATATTATGGGTGTAAAGGTATGCAGATTGATTAGCGGTGAGGACATCATCGCAGACGTTGAAGTAGATCAACATGGTTATTTGTTTTCAAATCCAGCACAGATCGTAGTTCAACAATCACAGGATGGTAGAGTTGGCGCAGCTTTTGCACCATTTGCTCCATACGCAAAAGACGGAAAGGTTCGTATCTTCAAGGAATTTGTTGCTGGAGAAATGGACATTGACGTCAAATTGATTAACGAATATAATCGTATTTTTGGATCTGGAATTATGATTGCTGCGGCAAACGATATTCCACCTTCTCCAATTATTGCTTAAGATTGTACTTTTAATCACCAACGGGATATAATAATTATATCCCGTTTTTATTTCTATTATGCGCTTTTATACAAACATTAGCCGTTATGGCAACAACCTTCTTTACCGTGGTTATGACGATGGCCGACGTGTGAAACGAAAGATTCCTTTCAAGCCTACGCTTTATGTGAAAGGTAAAGGTGGTTCTAAGTTTAATGCATTGGATGGCACTAACGTAGATCCAATTAAACTTGACTCTATGCGTGAAGCAAAAGAGTTTATTGAAAAATATAAAGAAGTAGAAAACTTCAAGATCTATGGCAATACAAACTACATTGCTCAGTTTATTGCTGAAGAATTTCCAGGCGAAATTAAATTTGATCGTTCAAAGATTCGTATTCATAACATCGATATTGAAGTTGCTTCTGATGCAGGATTTCCTGAACCAGAAGAAGCTAAGCACCCAGTAATTTCAATTGCTATTAAAGATAGTATTCTTGATACGTACTTTGTCTGGGCGCTTGGTGACTACGATGTAGACAAATCAATCATGAAAGAATTCCAAGTTAAGTATACTAAGTGTACTTCCGAGGAACATCTTCTCAAACTCTTTATTCAATTTTGGTTTGAAGAACATACTACGCCTGATGTAGTTACTGGTTGGAACATTCGTGGATTCGACATTCCATATTTGGTCAACCGAATCAATCGTATTCTTGGTGAAGACGAAGTTAAAAAGCTTTCACCTTGGGGCATGGTTGAAGAACGTATGGTAACTATGCGTAAAGGCATGGTTCAGTTGTATGATATTATTGGTATTGCACAACTTGACTATATGGATATTTTCCAGAAGTTTGGATACTCCTTTGGTCCTCAGGAATCGTATCGTCTTGACCACATTGCGCACGTAGTTCTTGGTGAACGTAAACTTGCATATGATGGCTCATTACATACGCTGTATCAGACTGATCATCAAAAGTTTATTGACTATAACATTAAGGACGTGGATCTTGTCGATCGTATGGAAGACAAGATTGCTATGATTACGTTGACAATGACTATGGCGTATAAAGCTGGTGTCAACTATTCTGACACGATGGGAACTGTAGGTATTTGGGATTCGCTTATTCACAAATACTTGTTGGAACAAAATATTATTGTGCCTCCAAACAAAGAAAGTTTCAAATCTGATTATGAAGGTGGATATGTTAAAGATCCACAATGTGGTGTACATGATTGGGTTTGTTCTTTTGATGTGAACTCGCTGTATCCCAATATCATTGTTCAGTGGAACATGAGTCCAGAAACTATCGTTCGTAAAGTAGAACCTGGAATCACCATTGAAAAGATCCTAGATGGTTATGTTGCAGAAACTGCAAAGACTAATAATATGTCTATGGCTGCAACTGGTCAATACTTCTCGAACGAGAAGCAAGGTTTCATGCCTAAAATCATCGAAGAAATGTATGATGAACGTGTTGTAATCAAGAAGAAGATGCTTGCATCTAAACAGGAACTTGAACAATGCGATAAAACTAATAAAGCTGAAGTGTATCGTATCGAACGTGATATTGCACACTTTGAAAACCAACAAACTGCTATTAAGATTCTTCTTAACTCGCTTTATGGCGCTCTAGGCAATAAGTACTTTCGTTACTTTACGATGGAAATTGCTGAAGGTATTACTATAACTGGTCAAACGATCATTAAGTGGGGTGAGAAGCATATCAATAGTTATCTCAACAAAGCACTTAAAACTAATAATGACTATGTTATCGCAATCGATACTGACTCAATTTATGCAAACTTCTCGTCACTGGTTAACGCTGTCATGCCAGACGCTGACACTGGAAAGAAAGTTGACTTCCTCTCAAAAGCATGTAAAAGAATTGAAACCGATGTCTTTGATTCAGCCTTCAAAGAACTTGGTGAAAACTTAAATGTTCATAAGCTTCGTATTGGTATGAAGCGTGAAGGTATCGCTGATCGTGGTATTTGGACTGCGAAGAAACGATATATTTTAAATGTGTGGGATAATGAAGGTGTACGTTATGCAAAACCGAAACTTAAGATCATGGGCATCGAGGCGATCAAATCGTCTACTCCGGCGCCGTGTAGAGAGGCTATGGAACAACTCTTCCAGATTCTCATTAATGGTACTGAGCTTGAAACTCAATCCTTTATACAAGACTTTAGGAATAGATTTGATGCTCTACCCGTCGAAGAAAAAGCATTCCCACGTGGTGTATCCTCCCTCAAGCAATATGCGGATTCTAAACTAATCTATAAAAAGTCTACTCCTATTAATTCACGTGCGGCATTGATGTATAATCATTTGCTAAAACAACATGGATTGGAGAATAAATATGAAACCATTAAGGAAGGTGAAAAGATTAAGTACATTCACTTAAATCCAAAGAATCCTACACGTGAGGATGTAATTGGATTTTCGCAAGTACTTCCACCTGAATTTGGTTTACATCGTTATATTGATAATCAAACACAGTTTGAAAAATCATTCCTCGATCCTGCTAAAATCATCTTAGATTCTATCGGATGGAAAGCAGAAGAGGAAGCTTCGTTAGAGGATTTCTTTGGATGAATAACCTATCACATTATGTGCGTGTTTACGATAACGCGTTTTCTGAATCTTTTTGTAAATTTCTAGTTGAGCAATACGATTCAGAAAAACAAAAGTTTCAGACTGCGCGAATTTCAGAACACGAATGGGACTTTGATTATAGATGTTTTGAAGAAGTAAACATTTGTGCTGAAGACGTGTTTAAACCATATCTTCAGCAATATTATGATCGTATAAAGCATGTGTATACACAATATACGAAAGACATTGGATCAAAATATCTTCCAAGCGACGTAAATTTAGAAAGCGCTCGTTTGAAGAAATATGAAAACAATGACAATGATCAATTTGGCTGGCACACCGATGTAGGAGATTCTACTTCATCAAGTAGATTTCTAGTTATGTTTACGTATCTAAATGACGTAGATGAAGGTGGAGAAACTGAATTTGAATCAGATGAAAACAATATGTTTACAGTTAAACCCAAATGTGGTAGAATAGTAGTATTCCCGCCAATGTGGACTTTTCCGCATCGTGGTAAGAAGCCTATCAGCAATCCAAAGTATATCTTATCGACATACTTACACTACAAATAGGAAATACAATGAGCATACTAGACAAAATCAAGAAAAATACTACGATTAAAGAATCCGCAATACTTTCACAATCAAAGTTCTTCACCAAGAAGGACATGATTCCAACATCTATCCCCGTTATCAACGTTGCACTAAGTGGACGTTTGGACGGCGGCCTAACTCCAGGTCTCACTATGTGGGCTGGTCCTTCAAAACACTTTAAGACTGCTTTCAGTTTGTTGATGGCACGTTCTTATTTGGACAAATATCCAGATGCAGCACTTCTCTTTTACGACTCTGAGTTCGGTACTCCGCAATCTTATTTTGATAGCTTTGGTATCGACACTGAGCGGGTGCTCCATACTCCTATTACAGACCTTGAACAACTTAAGTTCGACGTCATGCAACAAATCAACAATCTCGACCGCGGCGATCGAGTAATGATTGTCATTGATTCTATTGGTAACCTTGCTTCTAAGAAAGAAGTGGAAGACGCACTTGAAGGCAAGTCTGTTGCTGATATGTCTCGCGCAAAGCAAATCAAATCTCTTTTCCGTATGGTAACTCCTCACCTTACGATTAAAGATATTCCTATGGTTGTTGTAAACCATACGTATATGGAACAAGGCATGTTCCCGAAAGCAATCGTTTCGGGCGGAACAGGTCCTTATTACTCTGCTGATAACATCTTCATTCTTGGCCGTCAACAAGAAAAAGAAGGTACTGAAATCGTTGGTTATAACTTCATTATCAACGTGGAGAAATCTCGATATGTTAAAGAAAAGTCTAAAATACCTGTATCTGTTTCCTTTGATGGTGGCATTAGCAAGTGGTCTGGTCTACTTGATATTGCACTTGAATCCGGACATGTTGTTAAACCTAGCAATGGTTGGTATTCGAAAGTAGACAAAGAAACTGGTGAGATTGAAGATAAGAAGTATCGATTGAAAGATACTGACACTAAAGATTTTTGGATGTCTATCGTTACATCAAAATCTTTTAATGAGTTTGTTAAGAGTCGATATGCTGTTGCGCATGGCGATATTATTCGTGATGATGAAATTATTGAGGATTTAGAAAACTATGAAGACGCAACTACGTCCGCATAAAGTTTTAGGTAGATCTACACCAGAGGGCGAATTACATGCCCTCTGTTTTACTACTGGTCCATTTGCAGAAATTGTGTTTTCTTATAACACTGTTGACTTTGTAGAAAATGATTCACAAGATCATTTGACTATTAAATTTGATTATGATGTGCATTATGTACCAGAAGATAAATTAGGATTTGACACAAAGTCTTTTGAAAACGAATTAGGAGACTTTGTGGTACAATTACTAATGTATGGCGTAGAAAAAGAAAACCTAGGATTTATCGATGACAATGAAACTGGAAAAGACAATACTATCGAATCTGATTCACAATGAAGAGTATTGTCGTAGGGTTGTACCATTCCTAAAAACTGAATATTTTGCAGACCCTTTTGAAAAGGTTGTTGCTCAAGAACTACTAACATTCTTTACTGAATATAATAAACCAGCATCTCTTGATATTCTTGCAATCCAACTTGGAAAACGTAAACTACACAAAGATCAAATCGAAGGTATTGAAAAGTACATCAACGAATTAACATTCAGAACTGATAATGAAGAATGGTTGCTAAAAAATACTGAAAGCTTTTGTAAAAAGCAAGCAGTATATAATGCAATCATTGATTCTTTTGAAATCATTGAAGGAAAGAATAGTGTATTGACAGAAGATGCTATTCCATCAATGTTATCAGAAGCTCTTGCAGTATCTTTCGATAAGTCAGTTGGACACGATTATCTAGAAGACTTTGCAGATCGTTATGATTTCTATCATAGACTTGAAGAAAAACTTTCATTCGATCTAGAACTATTCAACAAGATCACAAAGGGTGGTCTATCAAAGAAAACATTAAACGTAATTCTTGCTGGCACGGGTGTTGGTAAGTCTTTGTTTATGTGTCACGTTGCTGCTGCAGCACTCAATCAAGGTAAGAACGTACTGTATATCACCATGGAAATGGCTGAAGAACGTATTGCCGAACGTATTGATGCAAACTTACTTAATATGACAATGGACGAATTAAGTAAAGTTGAAAAAGATATCTATGAAACACGAATTGGCAAGTTGATTAAGAAGTCTACAGGTAAGTTAATCATTAAAGAATATCCTACAGCTTCTGCTCATGCTGGTCACTTTAAGGCTTTGCTTGAAGAGTTGAAGATGAAGCGTAACTTCATGCCAGATCTTATTGTGATTGACTATTTGAACATCTGTGCTTCTTCACGTATGAAGCATGGTGCTGGTGTAAATTCTTATACCTACATTAAGTCTATTGCTGAAGAACTTCGTGGTCTTGGTGTAGAATATAACGTTCCTGTTCTTTCAGCAACACAAACTACACGAGGTGGTTATGACAATACCGATGTGGATCTTACCGATACTTCCGAGTCTTTTGGCTTGCCTGCTACTGTGGATTTTATGTTCGCCCTTATTTCAACTGAAGAACTCGAAAATCTTAACCAGATCATGGTTAAACAACTTAAGAATCGCTACAACGATCCTTCTTACTATAAGCGTTTTGTTATTGGTGTTGATCGTGCTAGGATGAAACTTTATGATGTTGAGGATTCTGCACAGAAGAATATTGCAGATTCTGGACAAGACGATGGACCAGCATTTGATAAATCTTCTTTTGGACAAAGGATGAAATCTGCTGGTGATGGGTTTAACTTTTAATAGTTAATGTGATAAAATATTATTTTAGGAGATTATTATGTCTATGAATTGGGTTGCCGACATGGCATCAATGCACCAAAAGTTTGGTGTTAATCCTGTTGTACGAAACTTTGATAAAGAAAAAGCACGTGCATTTCTTGAATTTAGAATTCGATTCCTCCAAGAAGAACTTGATGAAATGCAAAAAGCGTTGAATCAGTTTGACGCTGGTGAGATTGATGGTACTAAAGCAGCCGATGATATTGTTGATGCAGCAATTGATCTATGTGTGGTTGCAATTGGTACACTAGATGCATATGATGTTAACTCATATACTGCATGGAATCGTGTTTGGGAAAAGAACATGGAGAAAGAAGTAGGTATTAAAGCTTCTCGTCCTAATCCTCTTGGTCTACCAGATCTTATTAAACCAGAAGGTTGGACTGCACCTACTCACGCTGATAACACTGGAACTTTGAAAAAGGTATTCGAGTAATGATTTCACTCACCGTCTTTAAATCGATCTTCGATAATAAGACTGATACACGTGTTGACTTTGATTCTTTCGAAAAATTCGAAAAGTCTTTGTATCACCTATCAACGCTAAAGGGTTATAAGGCAAAGCGTGGTGAGTTTGCTAAAAACGCATCCCCACTTATTTCCCCTGCAATTTATAAACCAGATACAACCCGTGCAAACGCCAATGTTATCGAATGGGCTGGGTGGGCTGCGTTAGATGTTGATAATCATTCGTTCGATGGAGATCTTGAAAGTGAATTGGCTAGACTTTATCCTTCCACTTATTTCATTTGTTATTCTACTGCTAGCAGCACTAGGGATACACCTAAGTTCCGTCTCGTATTCCCACTTACGCGTTCTGTTAAAGGAGACGAAATCCGTCATTTCTGGTTTGCCCTCAACAATGAATTTGGGATGGTGGGAGATGGACAGACTAAGGATTTATCTAGAATGTATTACGTACCTGCGATATATCCTAATGCTCACAATTTTATTTTCACTCACGTCGGTGATTACGTGGATGTCGATTCACTTCTTCTAAAACACAAATACGATGCTAACATTACTTCTACTAATTTTATTGATAGGTTGCCTCCTGAGATTCAAAAGGCTGTAGTAGAACATAGAAAAGAACAACTAGAAAAGTCAAAGCACGATATAACATGGAACTCGTATAAAGATTGTCCATTTGTAAATAAGCGTTTGATCAATGATTATAAACAAATCGCTGGTGTTGATGGATCTGGTCGTTATTCTATGATCTATAAGATTATGACTTCAATTGCATGTAATGCAGTCAAACGTAAATATCCTATCACTGAATATGAAATCGTCGATCTTGTTCGTGGATTGGATCGTGAGACATCAAACATATATGCTAAAAGACCTTTGAATGTAGAGGCATCTCGGGCTATTGAATTTGCATATCGTAATACTTAAGTATACAGTATACAATTATTCAAATTTGTGATATAATAGTACTATCTCTGGAGATATACAATGAAAATATACGCACCCGAAGTTATGGAACAGTTATCAGATATACGTATGACTGTCGATTTTAATAAAGAATATCAAGAAGATCTTTTTAAAATGACAGAGAATAACTGGAAACAAGAAAAGAAACGTCGAGGAAAACGAGATTACGATACCGTAAAGATGCATACTGCTATGGGTCTTGGTTTTGAAAAAGTCTTATTGTCTCTTCCTTATTTTGGCGAAGTTAGTGAAATTGTAGAAGATGCGATGGAACTAAATTTTGTTGATCGTATGCGTGATTACAAATATTTGCTAGGTGAAGGATGTTTTGGACAACAAAAAACTTTCAATCTAAAGTATCCTGGTTTACAATGGTATATTAGCTTTAGTCAACTAGAATCACTATTACGTAGTGCTCCATTTAATGAACATCTAATGTTGGGTGGATACAAAGAAATTGGTCATTTGATTTATGAATATCGCCCGGCATTTTTAATGGATATGAAATCTGTTATTTCATACAATTCTAAGTATATCACTAAAGCACCTAATAGCAAATACGATAGTTATATTTTTAATTGGCGCAAAGCCATAGAAGATGGCGTCTGCGTTAAACTTATTGAGGACTGAAATGAACCAAGCAAAACAATACACCCGCAAATCCGCAAACATTCTGCTTGAAGCAGCTGAACTTCAAGAACGTAAAGGCCAAGATTATCAAAATCCATTGAGCCGAGTACGCCAAGCAGATCATTATCCGCGTGGCGTATATACTATTCTAGACACGATTAATGGTAAGATGCTTCGTATGTATTCTGTATTGGAAACTATGGAGCAAGGTGGTAAAATTAATTTTGAATCGGTTGAAGATTCTGCTATTGACATGATTAACTATGCATCATTCCTTGTTGCATATATGCGTGGTCAAATCGATGGACAGACACCCGATAAAGATATTTTTAATCGCCGCCTAAGTGCAGACACTATTCAAAGTGCATTGATTCCATCTGACTTTCAACCAGAGAAAAAAGCAACCCTTAATGCACGCCACTTTACAGATATTGTAGCCCAAGCAAGAAACGCAGAATGATGTCAACATACGACTATAACAATATGAAAACTGTTCACGATATTCGTCAGGAATTTGCTCGTCTTTACAAAGAAAAGAAGTTTGTAACCGATAAATCAGGTGTAAAAACACTTGAAATCATGGGCGCAAGTTTCTGGGCTAATTCGCCTTTGATCTTTGGCGCAGTCAATGAAGACTATGTGCAGCGTGAACTCGATTGGTATAAATCACAATCGTTAAATGTCAACGATATTCCAGGTGGACCACCACAGATCTGGAAACAAGTTGCTGATAAAGATGGTATGATTAACTCCAACTATGGTTGGTGTATTTTCTCTGAAGAAAATAATCATCAGTTTGCTCATGTAGTTACTGAACTTGAAGAACGCCCAGATTCACGTCGTGCAACCATGATTTACACACGTCCAACTATGTGGGGTGATCACAATAAGAATGGCCGTTCAGATTTTATGTGCACAAATAGTGTTCAATATATGATTCGCAATGATCGTGTATATGCTATTGTACAAATGCGAAGTAATGATGCTTGGGCTGGTTATCGTAATGACTATGCTTGGCAAAAGTATGTTCTTGAAGAAGTTCGTAATGAACTTCAATATCGTGGTAAGTACTACACTACTGGCGAAATCTTTTGGAATGTAGGTTCACTTCATGTGTATGAACGTCAATTCTATTTGATTGATCATTACATTAAGACTCGTGAATTATCTATCACTAAGGAAAAATATGACCAGCTCTATGGACAAACGACTGTCTAAATGGGATAAGCGATACATTGAATTGGCAAAACAAATTTCTACTTGGAGTAAAGATCCAAGTAGAAAGATTGGTGCGGTTGCTGTAGGTTCTAAAGGTCAGATTCTATCGCAAGGATATAACGGTTTTCCACGTGGAATCCTTGACCTACAAGAACGATATGATAACCGTGAAGTAAAATATAAGCATGTTGTACATGCAGAAATGAATGTAATCTATAATGCAACGTTCAGCGGCGTTTCTCTTGATGGTGCTTCTCTTTTTGTATACGGTCTCCCAGTGTGCAACGAATGCGCAAAGGGAATTATCCAGGTTGGTATAGAACGAGTTGTCATATATACAGATGAGCTTGTGCCAACGATTTGGACAGATGCTTTTAATTTGACTTGGGAAATGTTTAAAGAAGCCGGTGTAAAATGCAATTGGATTCAAACATGAAATGTTATTGCTATACATGCAAGAGTAAAGAAGTAGACGAAAGAGGATTTTCTCCTGTGATGTATACCTTTATTGTATGTCCTGAATGTGGTAATAAACGTTGTCCAAAGTCTACAGATCATAATTTCAAATGCACAAATAGCAACGAACCTGGACAAGAAGGAAGTAGATATAAATGAAAATAGCAATTATCATGGGCCGTGGCATCGAAGGATGTGGTGTTACTAAGTTTACTGTTGAACAAACAAAATGGATGGCAAAGAATAGTCATGATTTTATTGTATTTTCTTCTAAAGATAAATCGTGGACTCGTAAGAATGCCCATGACGTTTCAAATGTAGTGCAACTTAAGTTTGCAAAGCAAGAAGAAATGAATAAACTAATTGAAGGTTGTAATAAATCCGATGTAGTTATTATCAATAGTCTTCCTTCACTTAGTCATCCCGAAGAAGCAATCAATCAGTTCAAACGAGCTCTTGAAGAAATTCAAAAACCAATTGTTCTAGTTCAACACGATCATTCATCTTTATCGATTAAGCGTAATGCTGCTATTGAAGAAGCTGTAAAACGTGCTAATATTCTATTTGGTCATAGTGATACAAACGACTTTGCAAAATACGTTGGCGAAGTTACCGGTGGAGGTGGACTTGCTGGATTCTTTGGTGACGATGAATCAAAGACTATATTGAACTTCCAGCCGGGCATTGACTTTGATTCTATTCGTGCTAAGTATTGGCTTGATATCGATCAGACTCGTCCATTAGAACACAAATGGATTGGCCGTACCACAAGTTGGAAAGGCTATGTTCAGATGTTTAAATTCCATAATGAATTCTTACGTCCTGGTGGTTATATCACTACATTTGAAGGGATTGAAAAGTCTCCAGCTTATCTAGATTTTAGAAAGCTTTCTGAATTTCATGGAATGATTGATAAAGATATCAATACCATTTCACTTGAAAAAGATCAACCAGCATATGTGTTTGGTCCTTATATCAATGAACAAATGCTGTATAGAATGGCTTCAACTGGATTTGGTTATCAATTGTCTATTCTAGATGAACGATTTATTCAACGATCTATTGAATACACTCACTGTGAATTGGCTGCTGTTGGTGTAGTACCAGTCTTCCGTAAGTTATATGGTGAACGTTGTACACACCGCAAATATGGTGATAAACTAATCAATTGCAAGAATACTGGAACGATTTGGTTAGATGATACTAACATGCAACCAGCTTATGATTTGGTCAACAAACTAACCAAAGATAAAGTCATGCGAAACGAATATCGTGAAATGGCATTTGAGTTCTATAAAGAACATCAAGATTCACAATATACATTTGCTGAAATGATGAAACTTATTCAAGATAATTTATGAACATTTGTATAGTTGGTCATGGCGTTGTTGGTAAAGCTGTACAACATGGTTTTACTAATAATTTGACACATCTATATGTTGTAGATCCTCAATATGATACACACATAGATTCGTTGTATGATCTATTCAAACCTGATTTAGTTTTCGTATGTGTTCCAACGCCAACTACAGAAGATGGAATAGACTCTTCTACGATTGAAAGTGTGCTAAAGCAAATTAGTTTGCGTGAACATAAACCAATAGTCGTAGTTAAGTCTACTATCACTCCTGATGTGTGTGATAGACTCTCAACAATATACCCACGTGTTGTATATAACCCTGAATTTCTGACTGAAGCAAATGCTATAAATGATTTTGTTAATCCGGATTTTATTTTATTAGGTGGAGAAACGAAGGATGTATTAGAAGTTGCTGAAGCATACTCACAGTATTCTTTATGTAACCCATGTCCAGTTTATATGGTTGATGAAAAAACTGCATGTTTAGTTAAATACACTTTGAATAGTTTTCTTGCAACTAAGGTTGTATTTTTTAACCAGATGTATGACATATATAAAAAGTCTGGCGCAGATATTACTTGGGAAAAATTTATAAAGATCATATCTATGGATGACCGAATTGGTGATACTCATATGGTTGTTCCAGGTAAAGATGGTATGCGTGGATTTGGAGGCATGTGCTTTCCAAAAGACACTAAAGCTATTATTCATTATGCTAAAACAGTGGGTGCACCATTTAGTATTCTTGAAGAAGTCGTTGACATAAATTATAAATTGCGAGATATGAAATGAAACATGCATCTATTGTACCATTGATTGGTGGAGAAACTCTTGGACAAATTAACGCTTTTGGCACAAAGCCTGATTACTTACTTTCGTACACCCCCTTTTCTAATAATGATTCGCACTTGGTTAATTACCTTAAAGACGTTCCTTACATCTTACTCGACCAAGGCGGAAAGCATCCTGGGTACGTTGATATTGTTAATGCTGTGTGCCCTTGTGCTGGTCTCAGCTCTTTATCTCCGTCGGCAAGCTCAGATTCTGCTGTTAACGACTGGATGATGATCACTGCAAAATATGTACTTGAGGAAATGAAACCTCAAGTATTTTGGGGAGAGAATGCTCCTCGATTTGCAGGTGAAATGGGTAAACCTATTGTCGCAAAATTACATAAACTAGCACGTGAAAATGGATATACTATGTCCATTTATAGGACTAAGTCCCTATTACATGGACTAAGTCAAGTTAGAGAACGATCTTTCTATTTCTTTTGGAAAGGTGATAAAGTTCCCGTATTCAAGTACTTTGACGAGTATCGTATCAGTATTGAAGATCAGATTAACTTAGTCAAACCTGAATCTACGCAACAAGAAGTGACTAATAAGAAGATTCCAAGTAAAGACGATCCTTACTATCGCTATGTTCTTGAGGTTATGCATAAGGGGATTAGTCATTCCGAATTCCAGAAAACTCTAACAAAGTCTGCCGATGCAATGCATTATATTGAAGAGAATGGCCATAACTATCGTATGTTGAAACCATTCTTTGAGAAAGAAGGTTATACAAAACTAGCAGATAAAATGGAAGCAATTCAGGCAAAACTTGATGCTGGTGGAAACATCATGAGGCGTGCTTCTTATATTCCAAAGGACTATATTGGAGCTTTCGTTGGACATCTTCCTGTGTCCATGACCCATCATTCTGAAGATCGATACTTGACTTATCGTGAATGTATGACTATTATGGGTTTACCTCAGGACTTTGAGTTATTGAATCCTGCAAAAAACTTAAATCATGTATGCCAAAACGTGCCAGTCCATACTGCAACTGATATGGCTATGGAGATTAAAGCCACATTAGAGGGTAGACGTGATATGATGAATAGTACATTGATGTATCAGTTCAATCCACAGAAAACCTACGAACTACGAGATCCAGAAGAGTTAAGTAGTTTAGAATCGTTCATGTAATCATCGCCCTTCGGGGCGATTTCTATTTATAAATATAAGTAGATTTATTAATGGAGATTCTATGGCAGCGTCAGAAGGCGTAGATCTTGAGTGGTGTATTGTTGAAAAGATAAAAATTAGAAACAATCTACTTAAGAAATACACAAAATCATATTCGAGCAATATTGACCGACAGGCCGAGCAGTGCGTTGAGCACATATACAAATTTGCAAAGAATGCTAAAGTTCAGGCTTGGCATTCTGATGATGCTTCCAATCCATTTGGCATAGCAATATATGCTAAACCAGAACCAAAGACCGATATTGTATTAAAGATAGGTAATAAAGTATATTCTACTTCAGTTAAAATGGCTGGTGGAGTACAATTGGCGTCGGGTCAAGGCGGATCTACTGCTGAACTATTTGAAGCAGCAGCTACTAATATTCCTTCTTCACAAAAAAGCAAAGTTCTAAAGTCAATTGTTAATGAATTGAGAACTATGCCTACACGATTATTGTCTGAATCGAATAAAGCAAGAATTTTAGAAGAAGCAAAACCAAAGGTTATAGAAGAATTTATTAAGAATGGTAAAATCATTCAAGATAAAAACTATGAATATTGGCTACAGAATAACAAAGAAACATTAATGCAATCGTTGTTAGAATTCATTAATGAAGACAAAGAATTTTTAAAAGCTCTTTTAAAAGAAGCAGTTACCGGTGAACTATCGCTTGCTTCTTATAGAGGAGCCGTTGCTGATAGTATCATATCACCAAAGGGTTTTTATTTAGTGAATGATACATACATCAATAGTATTATGTCAAAGGTCAAGTTCGATATCCGCGGTAAGTCAAGAAGTGGTATCACAGGCGTTGCGTTTAGAATAGATTTAAAAGGTTAATACATGTTTGCTACGTTTATAGATTTCTTAACAGAAGAAGCTGCGTTATCTTCTAATGATAAAGGTGTTCTACACGAGTTATTAGTTGGTAAAGAATTGAATAAAGGCAAGCACATGTCGCCCGAGGCAGAACGTACTCACAATATCATTAAGTCTAAGACATCGAAAGATGAATACGACAATGCTGTAAAATTAGCAAAAGGTACTGCTGAACATTTAAGACAAAAGTTTGGTAAAGACATTGCGTCAGCACATTGGTCTTCTAAGCCAGGTGACATTGGTAGAATTACCGGTGTAGAAGAATCACAACAAGAAAACTCTGCAGATATTATTCTTCGTCATAAGAATGGTGCCCATGTTGGAATATCTCTTAAGGTAACCAAAAAGAAAAATGGTAAAGTTCCAGTTGGTAATCCTGGCGCAAAACAAACAGATCAACAATTGGGGACTAATGCAACTCAACATTATGAGAATGCTCGTGCTGCACTTGTTAAAAAACATAAAGTACTTCAGGGAAAGACTAATAAAGAAATGAAAGAGATCATTAAGAGTGATCCAAAAATTGGTGCTGATGCTCAGAAAATGTCAAATGAAGCTATTGGCAAGATTCGCGATGAATGGCATCATGCATTAACACAAATGCATCCTAAATCATTAAGCGATCATCTTAGAAATAATCTATTGCATGCCCACGCAACAAAGTTACCATTATATAAAACCACAACTGGTGGAACTGGTGATGATCATAGTGTAGAAACAGAACATTCTCATACTTCACACGATGAGATCTTAAACGATCATAAGAATATTACAGTTCATAAAGCAGGTAATAACTCTATTGAATTTAAACACAATGGTAAGACTTTCTTGCGTCATAGACTTAAACCTGAAAGTACTCCTATTGCTACGGCATTAAAAGGATCTGCAGAATGAAATCACTAAAGACGTTTATAACTGAAGAAAAGAATACTCACATGGAACACGTTGAAGATTTAGTCTTCAACGAAGGTGTTGAGGGCGCACGTAAAGCTATTAATTTTCTTCGTTCATTAAGAGACATGTTGGCCGGACACTCGAAGTCTGCTATTACATCGACTGTTAAATGGGATGGCGCACCTGCTATTTTTGCAGGTATTGATCCACGAGATGGAAAATTCTTTGTTGCTAAAAAAGGTGTATTTAATAAAGAACCTAAAGTTTATAAAACACCTACAGAAATAGATACAGATACATCGGGCGATTTAGCAGATAAACTAAAGATTGCCCTAAAAGAATTCTCTAAACTTGGTATTAAATCTGGCGTTTACCAAGGTGATCTTATGTTTACCGATGATAAGAAAGTAGAGATGATAGATGGCGAAAAGTATATAACATTTCATCCTAATACAATTGTTTACGCTATACCATATAATTCTGATCTTGGAAAGAAAATAAGATCTGCAAAAATTGGTGTAGTATGGCATACTACTTATGAAGGTAATTCGTTTGAAAGTATGAGAGCTTCATTTGGTAAGACTATAGTTGATAAGTTTAACGCAGTGTCTTCTATTTGGATGGATGATGCAAACTATAAAGACTATTCAGGAACTGCAACATTTACAGCAGATGAAACAAAGCGAATAACAGAAGTGTTATCACGCGCAGGAACGATTTTCAATTCAATCAGTGCTCAGACTTTAAATGGGATTAGCAACGATGAAGACCTCTTACTCGCAGTTAAAACTTTTAATAATTCGAAGATTAGAAAGATGGAACAGATTGACAATACTAGAAGTCATGTCAAAGAATTGTTCCACTATATACACGATAAATATCAAAAAGAAATCGAAAAGAAGAAAACTCCTGCAGGTAAGCAAAAACAAGAAGACGCCCGCAAAAGAATTTTAAGTTTCTTTGCTCATCATGATCAAAATCAAATTGTTGCTATTTTTGATTTGGTTAATGTATTAGTTGAAGCAAAGAAAATGATCATCAACAAGATGAATCAAGCAGGACACATAAACACTTTCCTAAAGACAGCAAATGGATTTAAAGTAACTGGCGTAGAAGGCTTTGTTGCGATAGATCATCTTAGTGGTGGTGCTGTTAAGATAGTAGATCGCATGGAATTTAGTTATGCGAATT